TGTTTGCAGACATCTGCCAGCACTTGCGCCGGAGTAGCCGGGAATGTGATGGTGGGCATATAGTCCTCTGTCAGACCAGCCATACGGTCGTAGCCTGTGACAGTTACCCACAGCTTCCCACTATCCTCTACGCCGTCTGAGGGGATGTAAAACTTGCCCTTCTGCACATACTGGGCCTCACCGCCCACCATGATACCGACAGAAGGGGTAAAGTTTCCGCCGGAGAGCTGCAAAGCAGGTGTTTGCTTGTAAATGACCACCTTGCACTGGCTGGAAAACGCCGCGCCGATGGTCGCGCCATCCGAGGAACCGAACTGCTCTGTTATGCTGATTTCCTGCACCTCGGAGGCGGCCAGCTCTGTCGTGCCGTTAAACAGTATTTTGCTTGTGATCTCCCGCCCCGGCGCAGAACACGCGGCGTTAAATGCGTCTGTTACAGTATGCATGGCTCACCTCTCGATGAAGTTCATGGACATTTCGCCCCATAACCACGTTCCATCCGCCTCCGGGCGCAAAATGGGCGCAGAACGATCACCAACATAGCAGGTGATCGTTCTATTTGTCCCCGTAAGCGCATCTGGGTATGTAAGCTTGAAAAACGGATCGCTGACGGCTGACAAAAGCGTTGCCATTTTTGCGGCACTCATTGGGAGCCAGGAGCACTCGATCTTTCGCTTTACCGCCACGCGGTCCCGGAACAGGTCCCCGTTTTGGTTCCTCCCGCTGCCGTCGCTGTCCAGGTCAGAAATGCTCCATTTTATCTCGGCGGGAGCAGGCAGAACAACGACCGTCCCGGCATTTTTGGTAACTTTCAATACGTCCATTACTGCTCCTTACACCACCAGCGGGCTTGCGCCGGTGGCACGCACCACGGCGTTGTTTTCCTTCACAACAGTGTCAAATATTTTCTTCCCGTTAACGCTGTCCAGCACGATTGTGATATGATTCCCTCCGCCGCCGCTGTTTTTGACTTCCTCCCGGACGATCTGGCGGATCAGATCGGCGGGTGCCTCGATGTTCGTGCCGCGCTTCTGGTCGCCCAAAACGGCCAAAAATTCCCGGTTTGCTGGGATCACCGCGCCCTGGGCCAGGCGAGGAATGTGGACATTTCCCCAATTGACCCGCCCAATGTTCACGCCAGGAATCTTGTTTAAGATGCCCGTGATGCCATTCACCATATCGCTTACGCCGCCCAGCACCCAGTTGATGCCCCGTTCAATACCCGAGATCAAGCCGTTCATAATGGTTTTCCCGAGGTTCAGCCACCAAGCCGCAGTGAATACGGGAGCGATATAGGAGTTCCAGAATTCTTTGATTTTTTGCCAAACGTCCTTGATTTTGTCCCGGATGAAATCCCAATTTGGTGCAATGGCCGCCGCCAAACTAACGCCACCGGCAAGCAACATCCCAATGCCCAAGGGTATTCCTACGCCCGAAAAAATAAGCATAAGCCCGAGGACAACAAGAAAACCGCCGATCATAGCAAGAGTTTTGCCAAGAGGGCCACGAAGCGCCTGTGTAATGCTATCCCAATTGGGCGCAATTACGGAAAACGCAAACATGGCGCTTCCGGCAACGATCATGCCAATGCCCACAGCCATCATACCGGGCACCATTGCCAGCAAAAGGCCAAATACGGCAATATAGGGAGAAATTTCGCTGAATATTTTGGTAAGTGCCGATGTCAAATTTGTGCCGAGCAGCTCCCAGTTCGCGCCGACTTCGCCGACAGCAAACAACGCAATACCTGCGATAATCAAGCCAATACCAAGGGCCTGCTGCCCGGGGACAAACAGTAGCACAGCGCCAAACAGGGCAATGTAAGGGGAAATATCGATTAGCATATTTGCAAGGGCTCCCACAAGGTTGGTGCCGAGCAGATCCCAGTTTTCCGCCACTTCGCCGACAGCAAACAACGCAATTCCCGCAATCAGTAGTCCAAGGCCCCACGGTATATTGCCGGTCAACATAAGAACCACGCCGAGAATTGCAATCATCGGGCCGATAGCAATCAGAATCTTTGAAAGACCAGTTTCCACAAGCGTCTTTGCTGCTTCTCCGCCGTCGGATGCATAAACACCGTATACTGTCAACGCGCCTGCAACCATCATCGCAATGCCTACCCCAACATGGCCGGAAAAAGTAAGGATTGCTCCAATTGCAAGCAGCGCAATGCCTGTCATTAGGGCCATTACGGCATTTACGCCGCTCCCAATATCACTATCAAAGTTAACTGCATTCCCTCCGCTTTCGCTCCCGCCTCCTGCGTCGTTGCCGCTTATTGTGTTAAGCTCGTCAAACGGTGCCAAATACTTGCTTGCTTTTTTCGCTGCGCTCCCTACACCCTCGATGGCGTTTTGTTGATCGTTTAGGCTTTTTGCCGCTTTTTTCGAGGCGCTATAAGTTGAGCCAAAAAGCAAGGACAACAGACGAGACGCGCCGGTCAGTGTATATGTGATGATTTTTGCCAGGGCCGTAAAGGCGGGGATCGCTATATTGACAATCGGTTGCGCTAGGGTGCGTAGCTCGCCTTTTAGTCGAGCAACTGCATTCATAGCATCATCATTCGTCTGTATGGCAGACCACATATATTGCTTAATTTTCCGCAGCGCGGCGGTAATAATTGTGAATATAAATACCCGCTTAGCAAGGCCCTTAATGCGCCCGACAAGTTTGTTGAAACTTTTTTCTGCTTTTTCAGCTGCAGGAGATAACGCCTTTGTTGTCGGGGCAAGTGCCTGGGCGGATTTTTGCGCCCCTGCAACTTGTTTTTGTAAATCTGCGGCTTTTTCTTTTGCCGCATTTAATCTGCGTTCGGTTTCTCTGATTTTTTCGTTTGCTTTATCTAATTTATCTGCAGCAGCGTCAAATTCTTTTTGTAAAGCAGATACATTTTTTTCTTGTCCGAGAATAGAATCGGATGTAAAAAACTCTTGTCCGCTTTTCATGTATTCCAATTTTGCTTTTGCTGCATCTAACTGTGCGCCGAGTTGCGCAGATTGGTTTACAATCTCCGTTTTCCCCGTGTTTTGCTCTTTTAACTTTTCAGATATTCTTTCTATTTTCTGAGTAATGGAATTGAGTTCTTTTTGCGCCTGCTTGTCGTCAACATTTACTTCCACCACGACAGACCCATCCGACATTAAATCACCTACTTGCTTTTGAATTTTTGATATGGTATATTATTGATACCAAAATTTAAGGGAGGGAGTTTTATGGATACCAAGTACCTGTTCTTGGTAATTATTATTGTTGCTATTTGCAGACTGGCTTTTGTTTCAGCGAATAATGCCAAATTAAAAAAGCGGTACGGTGACGGCGAGTTGCTTCTTGTCGACAAGTTCCAGTTTATAGGAGGTCTGGACCTGCCGCAGAATGTCATGTGCAAGCTAACCTGTTTGCGCTCTCGCATTATCATGCAGGCAAACGGTCAGGAGTTTAATCTGCAAACTGATAAACTGATTGATGTGTCGATCATGACCAACACAGAAATACAGAAGCAGTATGTATCCAGTGCCGGCGGCGCCGTGGCGGGGGCAATGCTGCTCGGGCCCATCGGTGCAATTCTTGGGGGAAGTGCCAGTAAACGCAGCATAAAAACGAACACAAAGTATCTAATCTTCACATACCTGGCCGATGTCCAAACGAAATATATCCTTTTTGATGTGACGAAAAAAAACGCCGCAGGCAAAAAGGCTTGTGAAGCAGTTCGCCTATCTGAAGAACAAAGACACCGTAAAAATCGACCTATAACCAACGCGCAAAAACCGCTCTCACAGGAGGGCGGTTTTTTATATCCATTGATTGATAACTTTTTCATCGCTATCCGTGTATTGCCGTTTGAAATCCACAAGATGCTTATTCTGCTTGTAAAATTCCTGATCGGATTTATCCAGCTTTTGATTTTTGGATTTCTTTTTGCGGATGCTTACCACTTGGGCAAATGTGCAATCACCTATTTCTTGGTATGCGGCTATAAATGTCCACCAGTGCAGATATTCAAGGGAGCGGATTTCCGTGCCAAGCACGCGATTTATGGGGCTTGCAATCATCGGGAAATCCTGCTGCCAATCCATGAGCTTAGGTCGCTTTTCATCCCGGCATTCTTCCTCGCCGCAATTTATAAAGGATATGCATTGCCGCACCGCGTTCTCGTATTCCGTGTATGGGATATCCTCGTAATCCGGGTAAAACATTTCCATCACTGCCTCTGCCTTATCGGCGCTGTCCAGCTCCGAATCAGAAAGCATTTCCAAAATGTCCAAAATGTCCCGGTAATCAGACCGAATGGCGTATTCCTTCCCGCCCAGCTCCACGGATTTTGGCAGGCTGTATCTCATTTGTGGTACTTCTTGGTGTACTTGCTAATGCGCGGGTTGGTAAGCTTCTGCTCCCGGGCATACGCAGTATCCATTTCGTCCACCAGCGCAAAAAGCAAATTTGCCCAAATGGGGAATCCGTTGGCCAGCGCGTAAAGATTCAGCTCACCAAAAAGCGGGGTGCAGATATCAAACCCGAATACTTCTCCGTTGATGATCTCCCGCATTTCCCGGTCCATCTTTTGGCCAATGTCAAAAATTTCCTTTTTATCGGCGTTTTTTTGCACTTCGTCCTTATAACCATCGTTCATTTTGTCGAGTTTTTCAAACGCGGAAAAAAGCCGACGAGAAAGCCCCATATCCAGCGGATTAAACGCAAATTCACATTCTTTCCCGTCGGTAGTCACAAAAGTTTTAGTGACTACGCCGGTATCAATTTTGATGATATTTTCGCTCATGGTGTCCTCCGATTTATTTGTATATTGCGTGATAATGGGGCGGGAAACCCCGCCCCTATTTTTTACTGTGCGGCAGCAAACTCGATCTTGCCGGCAGCGCCCTTCGCCACGGTCCCCAAAGTGCGGGTCCCGCCATAGGTAATCTCACTGGCGATGTTTAGTGTACCGCCGCCCTCGCCGCCGATGGAAGTAACGGCAATGGCGCAGGAATCATAACGCTCGGCAAACTTTGCATCGCCGCTGGTGGCGTAGAAGTGGCCGATCATCATGTCCTGGTTGGCCAGCGCCTGCGCATCGTGGTCTTTTACGGCCAAATTCCACATCTTCACGGCTGCTGCATCACCAGCATCCAAGGGGATGGGGTCAAAGGTCTGTGTAATAACGGGCTTTTTCATGGTTGTGAATGTGTTCCCCAGCACATCCTGCTTGCTCTCCTGGCCCCAGTCCATTTCCTCGCTGCTGTCCTCCACCCGCTTGCCGATAGCACTCCACACAGGGGACTCGGAGGAGCCCGTATTCAGGTATGCGATCAAAAGTTCGCGGTCAATGGTCTGACCTTCCGGTGTTGTAAAAGTCAAATCTGGCATTATGTATTCACCTCGTAATTCATTTTCATTAAGATTTGATGATCTTCGTCGCCGTTTTCATACACAGCGAACAAAGAAGATCGCGTAGTAGGCTCCAGGCTTACAACGCGTTTTCCGGTACCAATGTCGGGGCGCTTGCCGGTCGCCCAATCTCCGATAGCGTTTAACAGTTCGTCAGCCTTGAGCCGTTTGTCGTTGCTGTTCCCCGGCTTCACTCGGTAGATTATCTTGAACTGATACTCCGCCACATAACCGCCGGTGATATACCTCCGCACGATGTACGCCGCCTGAATGGTGGACATCGCCATAGCGGAAGTATCTGCAGGAAGAAACTCAAAGCGTATAATGTCGACTGGCAACTCCGCGTATGTGTTCAGCCACACAAGTAGCTTGCGCGATACCTGATCTTCTTCCGCCGCCGACACGGCCTTTTTAATCTTTTCCAAATTTCTTCACCGCCTTATCTGCCACCCGCACCCACTTCTCCATGTTCTGCGCTTTGGAAGCCTCAAACCAATGGCTCTGTGCTTGCGGGTGCATCGCCTTGGAAAATACAAGGTCTCGGTTTGTCAAAACCTTCGTCCCGCCCTTTGGCGCAAAGGTGCTGCCGGTTTGCGGATCAACCATGACTTTGCCGTAGTACAAAAACCGCGCATAAGGCCCGGGGTAAATAATTTTGTTGCCGTCTAACCTCGTGCGTATTGTTAAAGATCCTGTAAGTGCAGGGACAAACGGCGCGGTGTCTTTTATGACCTGCTGCCCCACAATGCTTTCAGCGCGGGTGCAGCTCTCAGCCAGTTTGTCCTTGATGGCCTCCATGCCGCCAAAATGCATCGCAAAGGTAACGGCCACTTATTTCCCACCCACTTCCCAATGCTGCATATCTGCGCTGCCAAAGTCTTTTGCGTCAACCTTAGTCACATTCCAGCAATTATCGTGCGCCAATGCCACGCCCTCGTTGTCCGTTACAAATTCGCCTTTGACGAAAAATGTATCGCCACCATTGCCGGTGGTGGATAACGTCCATAGGCCCGCCCTGTCGCTTGAGGCAAAAAATGCTTGCGGCTCTGTATATGTCTTGGGCTCTCCGCTAAATCCATCCACAGCTTTTACCGTAAATGGGATATACAGGTTTACTGCGTCGGCGCCTTCAAGCCCGCTTTTGCGCACGTTAACGCCCTTTGCCGCCTCGCAGAACACGCCATCAAGCACGGTTACATATAGGTTTGTGACATCTTTTAGCGTGGCAGGGTCCGGTTCACGCACGACGTTGTAAACCGTTACAGTGTGGGGAGTGTACATCTGCAACCACCTCCGCGATACAGCAACCCTGTATGGGCAAGGTATTCCATGCACGGTTCCGCCAGCAATTTTCTTGCGCCGTCCGTGGCACTCAATGCAGCAGCGGCGCTTTCCCCGCCGCTGGCCAGTGTGCGAGAATACCCGCCTACCGTTTCACTTTTCACGTCACCGCCGGTAAGCGCATCCGTCAGCCTGGTTGCGGCAAGTTGCTGCGCGGTCTCGATCAACTGATACTTGTCCACCAATGCGCAGCAACACATCTTTACAGCGTCCATATCAGCGTTGTCTTTCGCCCGGTTTTGGGTGTAGTAATCGAGGAAGGAGCTGGCCCGAACAGCCAGACGCGGAAAATCTTCCTCGCTCACCGAACCCATATAGATTCCGGCGTAGTATGTATAATCAGCGTATGTCATACGGGTCAGCTCCCTTCCAATACTGCGATTATGTCAGCCTTGCGCATTGAACTGCTGACCCCGTCCACCCCGTTTCCCCTGGCATAATCAAGCAGTTGGGCTTTTGTCATGTTGGAGAAAGAAGAAGTTTCAGGGTCAGGCTCACTCAGCAGTTCGCTTAGCCCCCCACTGCCGGAGTGATGGAGCCGACAACCACGCCGTCAATGCGCTCGGCGAACAACACCATGCCGTTGATAACGGTATCGGATGCGGTCATGTTGGTGTAATCGGGTTCCTCATGGATACCGATATAACCGGTGGCGTCGGTGGTGAAGTTGAACACCTCGCCCAGATCTGCGCCGTTCACAGGGATGTAGTACAGGACGATGTTGTCCTTGGCGGTGGCGTAAATCTTTCCCTTGGGGACGCTGGAGTTCAGAATCACGGTGCCCAGGCCGAGAAAGTTCTCGACATAGGTCATGCCGAAAGCGGTCTGCAGGGTGATGTTGGCAGTTGCGAGATAGTCCGCAACATCCAGCGGGTTCATGAAATACACTGCGCCGATCTCGTCATCCTCGAACAGCACCTGCAGCTGGCCCCATGCCTGAGCCAAGGTCGCCTGGAAGGTAGCACCGCTGGCCGTGCCAGTACCGGTTGCGAGGAAGCCAAAGAAATCCTTGCGGATACCTTTCTGCACGTCCTTCAGCATTTCATCGGTGGTCATTTCGACGGCCTGATCGTAGCCGCGATCAGTGATTGCCTCGGCAGAAGTGGCCTTACGCCACTTCTTCAAGGTGATCTCCTTGTAGTTCACAGCCTCGGTCTTGTACTTGCTCAGAGGGATGGTCTCGCCCTCGGCCACAGCGCCGTCTTCCAGAGTTCCGGTAGCCTTGTAGCTCTTGAGCACAGTACCGGCCTGCTTGGCGATCTTGCGGGTAACGCCCAGAGCCTCCATCAACTTCTTGATGGAATAGCCGAACATTTCGGTAAACTCGATCTCGCGAACACGGGCAAGATCTTCCTTCTTAATCAGCTTAGGATCAACAGCCATTTTTATTCTTCCTTTCTAAACAAATCCATATTTGCGGCGATTGCAGCGCGCCGCTCCGTTCTGTCGGTGATTTTCATAATCTCGTCCTTGGTCATAGGCTTGCCGCCCTCGTTGAGCCGTGCGCCCATGTCCAGCCGGACAGCAGGCTTAGAAACAAGGCTCTTATAAGTGCCGTCTACGAGAGCGTCAAGGCTCTTGGTGTCCTTGATCTTCTCGCCGTCCAGCTCCAAGGCAGACATTTCCTCGCCGCATCCGCGCATGGCAAGGTCGAGATTTGCGCCGGTGATGTTTTTGCTCTCAAAGTAAGCCCGGACGGCCCTTTCCTTTGCCGCCTTGCTCTCCTTTGCCGTGATGTCGGTCTTAAAGGCTTCAAAGGCCGAGTGTTCCTTCTCGTACTTCTCCTTATAACCGCCGTCACCTGCCGCCTTGAGGTCGTCCAACTGCTTCTGAACGCCGGGCAGCTTCTCCGCATCGGCCTTGTAGCGGGTCACATCCGCCTTTAGGCCGTCCACAGTGTCGGTATGCGCTTCGATGATGGTATCTACCTGCTCATCGGTGAGACCCATACCCTTCAAAAGTTTTCGTGTAAGTGCCATGACACTATCTCCTTTTCTTTGGCCGCGTTTCTTCGCAGACGATAGTTTTTATAAAAACCGCTGTGCTTTGCGGGTTTTACTTAAAACAAAAGAGCCAACCACCGAGAATTCCTCAGCAGTTGGCTCCTATTGCCCTTTCCCGCGCCCAATTACGCGGGAGTTGAATATTTGATTGTTTTCTTGACCTCTAACACAATGTATCCGTCACCCTTGCGCCGGATCTCCGCGTCATTTCCGCGCCGGATAATAGCCTCGATGGCCTGCATCAGTTTATCATCCATTAGCCTACCCCGATTTCTTTCAAATATGCTTCATACTCATAGGGGACGCCAATGTCATAATTCTTGTAGTAATGCAGGAACTCATACGGGAAGGTGAATTTACCGTCCCAAAACATACCTGCGTGAAGTTCTTCTCCAGTAAACATATCAAAACTGGGCAGCGATGTCAACCCGGCATCGAGGGAGGAAATGTGGCTTAAAATCGCTTCTTTTGGGATACTATTTTTGTATTTCTTATAGTCTTCAAAATTCTCAATAGAATTCTTGTATGGCAATCCTTTAAAAAAACCGAAATCCATGTCACTTTCTCCTTCCTCTTTGATTTGGGGTAAACGGCAAAATATTTCCTTCCCCATGTGTTCCTACTTTCAGTACGCCAGCACCGGAAATAAAAAGCACATCGTCTGGGGCTTTCACTTCAACGCCAAGTGCATTTGCCAGCTCTTCTGCAAAGCAATAATCGTTTTCCATGCGTGCGCCTGTGCTGCAAGATAGCAAACGAACTTTCTGGCCATTCCACCCTTTACTATGCCGAATGACTGCGGCAAGTAAGCGCGGTGACATATTGAGTTCTTTTGTGGCAAATCCGACTGCCGTCTGGCTTCCGTGCATAGCGACGTCAAAATATGTTTTAAGAGGTTTTACCCTTTTAACATTTTCATTCAGCGGGTCACCGTCCGGGAAGCAAGCAAAGCCATTTTCCAGCTTCATTGTACGTCTTTTCACAATAGAATTCAAGTTATCTCTTGCGTCTGCGCCGAAAAACTCAAGAGTGTCTCTATCGTCTTTAGCGTTAGACGCTTCCACTTTTGCCCGATGCGTTTTCATGGCATTTGCCGTTTTTAACATTGCGTCATCCGTAAAATAGATGCGCATCCGCTCCGGTTGCTCCGGCAGGCCAGCTTTCACGCTGAACGCCTTGTATTTAGCGTTTAACCGCCGTAGCCGTATGTTTACCGCAGTCTCATCTTCATGCAATCCTGCGGCCTTGTAGGCGGCTTTTTCACGCTTTAGCTTTCTAACCGTTCGCTCAATACGGCGCTGCATCTGGGTTGCCTCGTATGCCGTGTAATCCTTGCCATCAAACGTGCATCCGTGGTCATCATCGATGTGCTCCAACTGTTCATTCGTGTAAGTGCGCTCGGACACGCCCTCAACCCACGGGAACCGCCTGTGGCGGCAGTTGACCCCTTCCAGGCCGTCAACAGCGCCCAGGCCGCAAACATCATAAATGCTCGGGTAAATGTCCCCTACACGGACGCTGTAAACACGTCCTTGCCAATCCTTATGCGATGACCACGGTGACGGTCCCGGCTTATCTCGCGCGCCAACATGAGCCGATACTTCAAAATAGGGCGTATCCAGATATTCTGAGGATTGCTCCGTATACTTGGCGCAGATTTGAGATACGCCGGTCATTACGGCTCTTCGCACGGCAACATCGACATGATCCCGATGGCCGCTTTCGTAGTCAACCACTTTCAGACCGCTGTCCGCAAGTTCCTTTACCGCCGTTTTAATTGCCTGATTGTAGTTAATTGCACCGCTCTGCACCTGCAACACTGCGCTGTCAAGTGCCCATTGGTACGCTTTGGCAGGTGGGAGCATTGTGCGCCCAGCGTCCACCAAAAAGCCCATTGATTGTGTTATATTGCGCAAGTCCCGCTTTGTCTGCTGGTATATGGCCCAGGTGTCCTCGATGCTTACCAGCGTTTCCGGCTGAGTGATATGCGCAAGGTCAATGACATTGGTGTAATACTGCTGATTGCGTTCCACAACATCATCAAGCAGTTTGTTTAATTTCTGCTCACTGATGCCGGTTGCTTTTTGTATGGCCTTTTTAATCTTTTTAAGGTCAATGCCGTGCGCCCGCAGCGCCTTGATGTCCTGCACCGTTACCTCGTTCAGTTCATCCGCAACTTTCAACCGGGAGCAGATTTCATCCAGCAACACAAGCTCAAGCGCCCGGAACAGTTCTGCCAGCTCCTCTGGGAGCGCATCAAGTAGTTCCGGGGTAAATGGATACCGGCTCATTTTTCACAACCCAAAAAGTCCCAGTGTTTTCTCCAAATCCCATTACTCGACCTCCGTTTCTTCCTCGGTTACCATGTCATGTGCCTTCGGCAGCGCCGCCTTTGCGGTCGCCTCGTCCTCGTTCATCCAGCGCATACGGAACTCCCAATCGTTCATGATGCCAGCGTTAAGAAGCTGCACGTCACGGTTAAAGTCCTGGCCCTTGTCCTCAATGATGGAATCGTCAAAGTCAATGGAGATCTGGACGTCCTCATTGAGGGATGCGCCCATGTACCGATTTCCCATGCGGAGCAAGCTCCGGCACAACTCTGTGATTGCCCGTTCAAGCACAATTTCATGTTTTTTGACCGTGCGGAACAGGGTGCTGTTCTCGCTGATGACCTGCGTGGCAGTTGCGATGCTGCCCTGGTTGAATTTGTAATGGTTCTCACCAAAACCGCACTTGCTGGACAGGATGTTCAACATATCTTGCATGCCGGTGTTAAACTCCGCCGTCCGTAGCGACATATCGACCTGCTGCAAGATGTTGCCGTTGCCGCCTCTGTCCTCCGGAAGTACATAATAAACGGTCTCACGCTTATCAAACACTGGCCGACCATCAATGCTCTGGGTTGCCTCCGGCTGCACCACAATGCGCTTCTTGCCCAACACAAATTCGTTCACATAGCTATCATAGGTGATGTCAACGCTCTTAAGCTGGTCGATGGCGTGGGCAAACGCAGCCACGCCAAGCGGGTTGTTTTCGTCAGAGTTTGCAATGTTCAGCCGGTCAATCACAAACTGCGGCTTGTCGCTGCCGGTATGAATCACCGGAGGAATTGTCTCAAACCCTTTCACGCTGGCCAGCGGTACTTCCTCCGCATCATACAGATGGTTCTCAATGTCATACTCGCCGTTGCGCAGCCGGTGCACCTGGATGTAAGTATATTCTGTTTCATCGACCTTCCGAGTGGATGCGAACGCACACTCGCGGATAACGCCGTTATCCCACGTCAGCGGGTAGATGTTCCAGGCGCTGACGTAGTTGATGCGAATGCGGCCAGAGTCAATGATTTCTGCTGTATCTGGGTTAATTCCCATGCCTTCCATCACCGGCACATACGCGACGGTTCCTACTGCCGCTTTGCGCTCCTGCGATTCGTTAGCCTTGACCTCCCAGTTGTTATCGGCAAAAACAGTATCGATAAATTCCTGTTCCTGTTTGCCTTCAAGCGTGATGTTGACTCGCTCGTTCATTAAGAGGTTGGCCCAGTCCTCGCAGACTTTCTTTCCCATTCCCACCGAATACCGGTGGCACTCCAGCTCTTCAATTCCATTCCACACCGTATAGCTGTGGAAATCTTCAACGTTTCCCTTATACCATGCGGCCCACAGGTCGATCAGAGAATAGAATTTATTGTCGACCGTGTCAAACCCAAGATCCTTTAATGCTCTCCGAATATTCACTATTTCACCGTCCCATCATGTGCCCGGCACGTTCCAGGTCTTTGTAATAAGGCTCAATGCTGTACTCAAAAGCATCCAAACTGTCGATGTCGGACGTGCCGTCATCCAAGCGCTCGTCCTCAAATTTATCAGGATCATAAATCGCGGTTTGCAGTGCATCGATCAGATGCGGGCAGTTGCGCGAAACCTTAAAACGACCCTGTTTCATCAGCAGCACCACAAGCCTGATTCTATCTGTGATTTGCAGTTTCATTGCATTCTTGACCTGCGTTCCGAGGCGCATTTTTTGCGCGGTATGATCTAACCCACGAATTAGCACCGTTTCCGCGCTATCCGCTCTTGTCTGGCTGTACCCATACTTTGACGTTATCAGCTGGCAGAACGTAGCAAAACGCCGGTTTAATGCATTCGGGTCAATCTCTTCGTTTTTGATGTATTCTTCTTCCAACGCCACAACACGGAAATCTTTTGTGATCCCGGTGGCTTGAAATTTCGTTGCGGACTTTGTACCACCGAAGTCAACGCCAATTGAAATGATTGAAAAGCTGGCGCCGTTTTGCTTGGCCCACTCCAAAGGGTCTCCGATCAAATACTTTTCTGTATCGTTGGCAAAGTCCTTATAAACGATGCCCTCTGCCGCTACCCACAGGCCGCGCACATACCGGTCATAAAATATACCGGCATACATATTCTCGTACCGTTCGAGGGTGCGCTTGCTCAGGCCGGGGTTGTCCGTCATTTCAAAATGTAGATACAGTGCGTTGCGCTCACGGCTTCGCTTGATCCACTCCTGATAGAACCAGTGATGTGGACTGCCGGGGTTACAGGAGAACCACAACCGCGCACCGTCAACGGAACAACGTGCAAGCGCCTGTTCCACAAACGAGCGCGGCATCAGCACCACTTCGTCCAGCAGCACACCCGCCAGCGTCCGGCCTTGGATCAGCGTATAGCTGGCCTCATCCTTGCCGCCGAACACCTCAAAGTAATTCGTCACGGCTCCGCGCCGCACTTCCATCACCTTGTCGCCGCGCCGCCAGCGGATGATATAACGTTCCTTTGCAAGGCTCATCGCTGTGAACGGCACGATGATATTCTTGGTGCAGCTATCCACCGTGCGGCCACACACACCGAAGCGCTGACCGCTGAAATTCTCCATCGCCCAGCGGACAAACGCCCACATCATGATGGAGGTTTTGCCGGAACGAACGGCGCCGTCGCAGATCAGCGCGTCATACTTGGAATAGGGGAAAGCAAGGATTTTCTGCTGCCTCGGGCTAATCATCGCTCTCCAACCCTTCTGCCATTTCACGCAGGCTCACGCTCAAAGCATCCTCCTGTGCGTTATCAGTCGGCAAACCCAGCTCAACAATATCGCGCTGCCCAAGGTACTGTTTCCCCAGCCAAATAGCCATGCTTGCGTTCTTTGCCGCAAGCTGCCACTGACTCCGACGCAGTGAAATCTTCCCCGCTCCTCGCTTTTGCCTAAATACCTCGGAAAAACTGGCATGATAGGTGCGTTTACACCAACTATCCAATGTTTTATCGGTCACGTCAAACCAGCCGCAGATTTCCTCAAGCGTGCATTGCAGGCCGCAGAGGTTCTCGAACTGCTTCTGGTCTATTTCCTTTCTTGGCCTGGCCATACGCACCCTCCTTTCTCTGCTGGCGTTTAATAAACTTCTCCATGTCCCGCTTTGGGTGCGGGCTGCTTGTTTTTTCGATGATTGCCCGCGCCTCTTCAATCGTCACTCAGAAGCACCGCCTTTTCTCCGGTAAACTTTTCCCATCGATCAATAATGACATCCGCATACTTCGGATCGTACTCCATGCAGAAAGCGTGTCTGCCATTCTGCTCCGGTGTCAGATCGTCCACGCAGACACAGGGCACTTCTTCCATGCCCAGCTTTTTTGCCGCCAGAGCGCGGCAGTGGCCGATTACAATCACGCCGTCGCAGTCAATCACAATCGGCTGCACAAAGCCGTACTGCTTGATGCTCTCCGCAACATTGTTGATTTGCCGTTTATCATGCTTTTTTGCGTTGGCGGCATACGGCACAATATCCGCAAGCCGCCGTTTTGTGATTTCCATGCTTTCCTCCTATTTTGCTACCAGCCCCCACCCCTTGGCTACAGTAACAGTCTTTCCCCGCCCATGCGGGCCTCTTGGGCCTCTCAAGCATGGGCTACACACTATTTTTGATATTTTCTATTGGCAGAATGCATCGGATAGTATATGATTGACTTGTCGGATGCAGGAGGCGCTTGCATCGGCGGGAAATTCGATCCTATTTCCTGTGGATTGAAATACTAAAAACAGTATGCTGGAGAAAAAGAGCGGAGCTTCCGCTCTTTTCCTTTTTATTGTGCGGCATTGCAGTCCTGCCCTGCTTTAGCGCTTCAGGGAAAGTCCCCGTCACTCGCTGTGGTCTCCCCTTACGGGGCACCTATGCCGCATATTGGCCGTCTTCCCGCTTAGATTGTCACACGCTACCGGCAACTACGCTCCGAAAAGTCGTAGCCCCTATTCCGTCTGGTCAAACCGGTCTTGACGCATCAAGACAAGCGCAGTTTTCAGCGAGCATTGTCATTTCCATGTGAGCCACGACGACAACGGTCTCACATTGTCCGGGCGCTACCCGGCCACTGGCAGGGACGGTTGGGAATCGAACCCACCCAAGCGATTTTGGAGACCGCCTCGCCAGCCTTGGAACATTCGCCCCTGTATCCCGCGTTTACGGATTCGTCACGGAGCCTCCTCCGCGTTCTAAGTAACGCTCGATTCAACGCGGGCAAATCGAACGGCCCTTCGCGGAGCCACGCCCTGCTGACGGGACAAATCTGGACGCATCCTGCCGGTAATGGCTTCCCGGCTTTGAGCCCCTGTACGCTGTCAGCTTTGGGTCTTGGTGCAGACGGCTGGACTCGAACCAGCGACAGAAACCCGACATTTGCCTTGCTCCGCTCTATCCGACTGAGCTACGCCTGCATATAACAACAGCCCATAGGTTCCCCTACAGGCTGTTTGTGCCGGTACGCCCGTTCCCGGGGCCGCTTGCGCGGTGCGCCCAATACCGGCGGCGCATAGAAGGGAGGAAAAGTGATGATTGGGAAAATGCGTGGATGCCACTGTCCTATCATCCACTGTACCTATTGTAGCACATCATTAGGCGGAATCTGTATCACCTTTCACGAGTAACCCTGCATATTTCGCTATATCATGCAGAAATCTTTCCTTCCTCCGGCTGAATGTTGCCTCGCTAATCCCAGGAATCACGGTCTTGTTGCGAGAGTATTTGTGCTTGCCCTGGCAGTTGCGCATAATGCCATATATTAGCTGCCGCCGGATTGTATCGCTGCCGATATCTCTGCCGCATCGGTCTATAGCGTATTCCACCGCCAGCATCTTCTGCGTCTCCGGCCATCGCTCTATGGCTGCAAGCTGCTCCGCCTTGCTCTCGGCGGGCCTACCAGCGCCCGATCCAGTTGGCATGCCCTCCGTAGCGCTATGCGTCCCGCCCAGGATATCCTCCCGGGCCTCGCAATACGCCCGCACCCGGCGCGGATACCCACGCACATAAGCAATGCACTCCAACCGCACATCATAAGGCAGTGTCGCCTTTTTGCTCATTTGCCCTCCTTTACTCCGCACTGTTTACCATCTTATATTCGCCCCGCAGGGCCTTTTCAATGTCCGCCATCTTGATATATCCGTTGTTTTTGGCCTCCACCAGCTCCACAAGACATTGCTGGAGGTATTCCAGGCTACGGGTGTCGTGCTCGTCCGGCGTTTCCTCCAGCACATGGAATCCTAGCTTGTCCAGCAGCACGCAGGAAACATTGTCCATGCATTGTTTGGTGCCATCCAGGCGTCCCAGCTCGTATGCCTTAGCCGGATTATTTGGCACCGGTCTGCCGTTTGTTCTTTTGAGCATCGCTATTACCCCTTTCCTCGTATTTGCATACGCCCGGTGTTTCTGGCACTGGACAATAATCCGCACACGCCGGGCAATCTGCGTTGACGCAAACCTCGTCTTGCATCCACTTGCATTCATCATTCATCGCCGTCACCGTCCTCCAGATATTCGCACCACGGAAAACACACCACATCTGATAATAATGCGGGGCATTCCAGCTCGTTAGGGCAAGTGCAAATTAACATTCCGCACCTTCCTTCCGTTCGCCGTAGGAGCAGAATTCGTCATATCCGCCGGCAACCATCCGGCAACCGTATGTTTTGAACTTCCGGCAATCGCGGCACCGTACCACGGGCACAGCGTCCACGGTTTGCATTGCTTTTACAAAGCAATACGTTTGCCTGTCGCATTTATCTCTGCAAACGCAATCTGCGCACACTTCTGCTTCGATGTCAACCAACCGCATTTTCTGTACCACCGTACAAAAAGGCTTCAAGGCCTACCATGCATGAAAAACACAGGTCAAAATGATCTCGTGTCCAGTATTTTCCGTCAATATCGGTGTCTCTCAACCCGATAGAATTTGATAGTGACTTAGGAAACGACTTCCTGCCGTCATAATGCTCGTATAGGCGTCCACAGCGATCACATTTCTTTGCTTGCATTTTCAATCCCTCCGTTCATCTTCGCTTCTCCTTGATCTTATCTATCAGCAGTAGCCGTACCGCTTGACAGAGCGCATATATAAGGCTATTCTGCCAAATGCTACGCCGCTCCTTAATGCGGCACATACCGTTCTCGATCTCCTCCAAGGCTTCCAGCATTGCGTCCTTATTCGCCATCGCTTGCCCTCCGTTTGCCATATACGCAGCCATAATCGCCCGGTACGATGCAGTCAATCGGTGGGCCGTATGTGCAGCACAATCCTTCCAAATCCGCATAGCTGTACTTGCAGTCCTTACACCTCACCACGACCTCTGCGTCTACAGTGGGGAGCTGCTCCGCATACTCCAACACCGTCTCAATGCCATTGAGAAAATGCTTGTTCGCGTGTTCTTTGTCACAACGGTTCGCCCGAATGGGAAACTGTTGCAGTTTGTCATCGTCAATCAGCCGCATCGTTGTCACCTCCGTCCATTATAGCGCCGCAGTTGGGGCAGTAGTTTGGAAGAAGTTTCATTGGCATCGGGTCCTCGTAACAAATATCTTCTCTGCAAGCGCTACACTGCCAATCGCAACACTCTTCGCCGTCAAACAAGGTATCGTCGTCATCAAAGTCACTTTCTGACGGTATCCACCGGGCATGCACCACTGGGGCCACATCAGCGGCGGGAGCATCGCTTACTCCCCGCAACACTTTGGCGGCCTGCAAGTACGGGATTTCCTGTGGGCTCTCCGAGAACACATCCTTGGTGTAAACAACACCGTGATAACGCTTCGTGTTTTCGATTGCCCTCGCACCGGCGTTCATGGCGAGTATGAGTTCTTCCGTGCGCTCGATGTATTCAGCCATTGTCGTCCTCCTGTTCTTCCTCCCCGTTGGATACAGCCGCGCCCTCGTTTTCTGCAACACAGCAATCTGTGCATACGCTCTCTCCGTTTGGCAAGCCGTAGCACTTTTCGCCCATTTCGATGCGTTTTCCGCAGAATGCGCACAAATTCCATAGCCGGCTCATTTCATCGCCTCCAATGCTTTCTCCGCCTCTTCGCGGGTCAGGAATACGGTCTTGCCGATTTCTCCGGTGTTTATACCTGCCAGCGATTGCCAAACAAACCCTTCTACAATGTCCCACTCGATAAACAAGCCAAACAATTCCACGCGGATGGCTCTAACTTCATACACACTGATCGTTTTTCGCCCCGTTACTTCGTAAAGCCTATCGCCCACCTTGCACGGCAGCACAACCAGCCGCCCGGCCTTGTCTGCTTTCAACAGCTCCCGAATCCGTTCTGCCTTTGATGCGTCATCGCTAAAGGCAGATTCGATGATGATCTTTGCGTTTTCGCACTGTTCCGGTTCCAGCCCCGTGTCCTCGTAGGCGGCAAGGCGTTCAACCAGACGGTCAAACGAATTGCAGTCACCAGAACACGTCACGTAATGGTCTGTGCCAATATAGTGCTTTTCAGTCAGTCGTTCCATCACTCCACCTCCTATCTCATGTGTCGTTTTCCGTCCTTTGCGTATCTGGCGCTCTGCCGCACATAGCGCTCCCGGGCGGCGGTGTTGGACCGATCCACCCAGGGCTTTTCCTTCAGCCGCTGGGCCTCATACGCCCGGAACGCCTCGCAGCTCTTCCGGCAAGCCCCGCATGGGAGCCTTTCCGGGCAATCTTTTACGCAGGGGCTTTTCATCCGGCCCACCTCACGATCTTTTCCCGCACTCCCCACCGCAAAGCGTCCTCGTGTCTGTCAAAATACAAATCCAGCCTATTCCCGGCAATGGCTCCGCCGGTGTCCTGCACGGTGTATGTATGGCCGTCCAGTTCGATTTCCGTACCCATCGGCAGCACATCTGGGTCTGCGGCGATCGTCACGCCCTGGGTGGCTTTTGCACCGGTGGCTGTGTAGCCATTTGCGTGCGCCCCACAGCATTTTTCACAGGGGCAGTACGCCGTGACGGTAAACACGCACGTCCGCGTCTCCTGGGTCTCCTGCGGCTCATTGCGGGGCAGAACCACCCCCGGCGGCACAACTACAGTTTCCGGCGTTTGCCCGCTGTCCTCTGTGGCAGATGCAATGCCCAAGGCCCCCAAGATTGCTACAAGCAGCGTTGCGATTAACACGCTTCTTTTCACCATTCCACCGTCACCCTCCCTTCATCCGGCATAAGCACCCGCAGATTCGCCAGCAGGGCTTCTCGGTCTCCGCTCATCTCCAGCCGGGCATGCAGCAGCTTTGCGCCCATCTGCGGCTTGTCTGCTTTCGGCGGTGCATCGTTGGCAGCGTGCTCCTCGCTCTGCGCATCCGCCGTATGTATGTCCACCGCATCCGCATTAGCCCACTCCATGATTTTACGCTGCCACATCTCCGCGTTTCTTCCGCCACGCCGGAAAGGTGCGCCTCCCCTTTCGGCGTTGGCTCTAATGGTTTTATCGGATGCGCTCATTTCCTCCGCCAGCCATTTGGCCGTACCACCGAAAGATTGCATGTTGCGGAAAAACTCGCGTTTCAGATCCTCCGGCATAGCCTTAAATTCATACCACGGCATAGGCCGCGTGAGATATTATAGCTTTTCACTTCTCCGTTTTTCTCCTTCCTCTGCTTTTCGGTGAGGGTATCGCTGGGGAGCGCACACCCGCCGCGTTTTCTGTTGATGTGAGCAAATGCCCCTCGTGCCACACGCTTTTTCTGCATGCAGTCGTAATCAAAATCATTCATAGTCGGCTATGTACACCTCCGTCCGTGGGTTATCCTTGTCGTACAGCACCCGACTCCCGTCGTGGCTAACGATAATGCCGCTGTGGTCGTCCTTGAGTACACCGGACTTCACCAGCACATCGTCAATGGATTCCAGCAGATTTGTCAAATCCACTCGCCGCCGGGTAGGCATATAAAACAGGCATTTGACCTCCACAGGATCCTCAATAAGACGCTGCAGTGTGGCAATTTTGCAGTGCCATACAGCTTCCGCCTCGTAGTCCATATACTTCTGGGACGGCATGATAAACGGCTTCCCCGTTTTGCTGCTGTGCATGATCCGCATAGAGTTTTTCTTTGTGATTGGTGCCAGCGGCACCGTGATCTCAATCATCGTCTCCCTCCCCTATTGGTACGGCCACATACTTGGGCCGTCCTTTGGTACGCTTTCCGCCGTACACGGCACGGTAGATCGTCCGCCAGCTGACGCCGCAAGTGTTGGCCAGCTCGATAATAGATTCCGAAACGGCATCCGGAAGCTCGTACTTGTCCCGGCTCACTCGCATGTATACCGTCATCTCAATACCTCACTCCGATGTAGTCCAATACTCTGGCGTAGCCAAGCCCCTTTTCAGTTGGCTTCCACAGGCCGTCCACAGGGTCATACGCCCCACCGCCAATGCAAAATTCGTAGTGCTTCGGATGCGTGTGCTTCATGCGCTCAAACCGGTTTTCTCCCTTTTCGAGATGCACACCAAACGCGCAGAACATGCACCCCGTGCGCTGGCATCCCGTGCAGCGCAACTTGCAGTCGATCAGCGTCGCGCCGTAGTCGTTCTCGCCGTCGCTGGCTACGATGCCTCCGTACACGCTGGCGTAAGGAAGTTGGTGGTCTACTATAAACCGCAGCACATCCTGCTCCGTCCAGAAACTCATGGGCTTAGATAAGGGACGCTTTCCTTCAAAGGCGTTGCAGCCAGTTTCGCGCCATTTTTGCATCCGCAAAAGACTTTCCTCCGCCATTGTTGCCGTCGTGGGTTTGACATCCGCTCGGTGCTCATAGCTCTTTGCCGGGGACTTTTTCATAATTCCACAGCATTTGTCTGATATGAGAAATGGAGCCGAAAGCAAATACTCCCACTTTTCGCAGTTGTATATGCTCTTTTCCCCATCGGTGCGTAAGACTTCCCCACGCAATAGCTTCATACTGCGGCTCTCCGGTGATCGCCGCGCGGTTTCTATCCGGTGCGCAACATCTTTTCCTATGGCGCTATACCCGTACTTCGTCACCACCTGCCGAATGTTCATCTTCGGACGCAGGCGGTGGAGGTTGACGGTCACGCGAGGGAACTTCTTCCGCAGCCAATCTGCGTACTCATTGACAAACTTCTGTATCTCCGGGTACTCAAGGCCTGTGTTGACAACCACAAGATTCAGCGGCCACGGAGGTGTGCGGAACGACGATAGATACCTTGCAGCCAAATATGAAAGCACCGTACTGTCCTTTCCGCCGGAGAAACTGACATAACACTGTCCGCCCCACGCGGTGTACCACTCATCCAGTTTCTCAACGCTGGTGATGACCTTGTCATCCAAATCAAGGGATAGCAATTTCTTGGCAGCCTCTCTCGTCAACGGAGTGTTAAACCGTTCCATCTCCCGCCACCTCCATCTGCCCATCCACCTGCATCGATTTGGCAAGGCGGCGGTATGTGTCCAGCTCGTCCAGTGCCCGCTTGCGGTACATGGCAAGGAGCATCTTCTTCTCCTCGTCCGTCTCCGCCAGTTTATACCCGCCGTCCTTCAGCGCCACAATGGGCACGCCCTGCCGCCGCTGCGCCCGGATCATTCGCCTGTTCTCTCTGTCCGGCATCCCGGTCAATGCTTCAAGGTTCTGCCGGGTGTATGTAATGCCGGGAATCATGCGTAATGTGGTCATGTCATTCCTCCCCAAACCATTTTTTCGTCACGGCGATAGGAAATTCCTCGATTTCACTTGCCCAGCGTGCCGTGCCCTTGCCGTTGTGCCGTTCGAACACCAGTGGAAAGCCGCCGATGCCGTCAAACAGGCTGCCCATCGTAACAGGGCGAAGATATTGCGCACTGATACGCTTTGCCAAAAAGTCCCAGAAGGGCAGGGCGATGGAGTTGCCCAGCGCCTTGTACCGGGGGCTGTCCGCATCCTTGTGACGCTTGCCCTTGCTGTCGCGCCACTCGCCAATGTCGGTCCAACCGTCCGGGAAACCTTGCAGCCGTTCGCACTCCATCGGGGTAAGGCGTCGCACAATCATGCCCGTTCTCACGGTGTTCTGCAAATTGTAGCTGATTCCGCCGTTTGATTTGGCCTGCAAAGTCCCGTTTGTTTCGCCGCCTTCACGGAAGTTCCGACAATCAACGCTTGCAATATACGCCGCCATATCTTCACGGTATGGGTCATTCCCCTTTGCTCTCAACGTTGGCGAGATTTCACTCGATACGACCAGCATATCGTTGTAAGCGTCTTGCCCGTTATAGCTCCCAGCGTGTGCGCCGGGTGAAAGCGTACCCGTCGTTTGCTGATACGTCAGCGGCACTTGGTTTCCGCCTGTTCCCATACGGGCTTGCAAACTCGGAACGATCTCGCCGCAATCTCGGATGACATCGCAAGCGTGCGACATATCCAGCGCCACAAACGTCTGACAGTGCATACCGGCCTCCGCAGCAAGCGACACTGCCTTATCCCCCACGGCGCGAACCTCTTCGCGCTGATTTTGCGCAAAAGCGATTACCGCCGGTTTATTCCCCCCACACTCTGCGTTCAGCGTAGGGGCCTGTTCCTCTGCATATCCGATGCTCCGCGCCTGTTCGCTGTTGCCGAGCTTAAACCCGGCGCAGACCGCCGGTCGGTCGATGGTGTTCAAGGTATAACTGGTGTCCTCCCGCCATCCTTTTCCGTTGCATCTGGCAGTGTCTGCGCGGTCGATCCCGTTTCCCTGCAAGCAGAAAATCGTCTGGTCGTTTCCGTTGCCGAGCGTCCCGCTCTTATCTTCCTGAACTAAAGCGCCTTTTCCTCCTCCGTCACAGCCCCCCTGATGCGGACTGCATACGATGTTTGGGCCTCTGTCGGCGCATGGGCTTCCGTCCGCTCTTGCGGTAAGGCTCCTTGCGACTGCCGGATTAAAACCGCTTTCAGCAGCTCCGGCAAGTCTTTCCCGCGCCGTTCCGCTCTCCGCAGGATGCCTTGACACGCTTTTGCGCTCAAAGAGTATTTCTCCTGCGGTGTCTCCTCCAAAATCTGCGACAACCGAGATACGGCGGCGGCGTTGGGGGACTCCCCAGTGTTGCGCGTCATGCACTCGCCAAGCCACGCTCCATCGTCCTCCCACCTCATCGTGGTAGCCCCCCCAGGTGTTCCATCCCTTTTCAGGCACTTCAATATCGGGGGCTTCCGGCTCTGCGATGCGGATGATCTCTTCGATGACTGCCGCGAAGTCTTGCCCTTTGTTGCTGCTGAATGCTCCGGGCACGTTTTCCCAGACCATAAACCGAGGTCGGACCATGTCACCTGTCCGTCCGTTCGCTCTGTCACGTTCTCTCATCTCCTTCACGATGCGAACCTGTTCCATGAACAATCCGCTCCTTGCACCGGCCAATCCGGCGCGTTTTCCTGCAATGCTCAAATCCTGGCACGGCGATTCGCCCGTGATAACATCCACGATTTCAATTTCTGCACCGTTGATTTTCGTAATATCCCCGAGGTGCTTCATCTCCGTTCCCCCCATCAATCATTTCAGCCTCCAATTCTGCTTTTTGCCGATGTTCAGCATGTAATCCCTCGCCCGCTGGTTGATTCTGCTGCCGATTGCTTCATCCCAGCTCAAAATGCGGTCAATGGTCAACTCCGTAGAGATGATCGTGATTGCATCCGGGTCAATGTACCTGGCATTCAGCAGGTCAAAGGCGATGTTTTTGTCGGCATCCGTAACGCTGCCCTTTAGAAAATCGTCGATATACAGCGCACGGACGGTTTTCAGCGGGTACATGGCTTCGGCGTATGCTTCCGCATCGTTTACCTTTGCCTTGATTGCGGGAATATCTCCCCGCCATTGCACATACCGGACAGGGATTCCGCCGTCCATCAGCTTGGCGCAAATCGCCGTACACAGGTGGGTTTTCCCAGTTCCTGGAGAGCCGCCGATGAAAAACCACTTGCCCTTCCAGTCGGTCAAATACTTCTCCGCCGCCTGCTTTGCGGCCTGTTGCCAATACTCCCACGTTTGGAATGCCTCGAATGTACAGTTATCCAGCAGGCCGGCCAGCCCGGAACGCTCCATGCGAATCCTGTTTTGCCGGATGATCTCGCATTTACAAGTTCTACTCACCCGTTCGCCGCTTTCCGTGCGCCGGATGATGAAGCCCAGCCCGCCGCAGATGTCACAGCCATGTTCCAACATGGTATTCTTGCTTTGTTGGCTGTTCACCGGCTTCCTCCTTTCTGCGCTTCTCCCATGTTCTGACGGCGGCCTTCCAGTCCTTCATGCGGTTTTTCCCAACCATCCAGCCCTTGCAGGCGTAGAAGTCAATAAACTGCTGTGCGTCAACCGTAGACCCCCGTTCTGCGATATAAGCCTGAACCTCGTCCAAAGAGGGCGGAGAGAAGCGCGTTTCGCGCGTTGGCGGCGTAGCCGCCTTACTCCCTTTGTTGCCGTTAGGCAACGGATTATTGATTTCGGTTTTGATTTCGGATTCGATTTCGATTTGGGTTTTTTGGGTTTCGTTGGGTTTCTGTGGGTTATTTTGGGTTTCTGTGGGTTTTCTCGGTCTGCCGCCTAACTTCCCATTTGCCCTGTTCTTTTCAACCACTTGGACATAGCTTTCCTGTGCCCGATCTTCCTGCATGATGACACGGCGTTTGAAAAGTCGCTCATTCCCATTGAGTGCCGGAAATTCCCCCGTGCGGCTGTAAACCAGCAACGCCCGCGCTAATCTCCCGAACTCAGCGTCTGTGAGGTCGGCCATCTCGTCCAAATACTCATGGAAGAGTGCCGCATAATTTCTTGCCATGCGCCATCACCTCAGAACGGAATACACCGCGCCGGATGCGCCAATAATTTTCCCGCCATGCGTGAGCACATTTGAAACATATTGGGGCTTCCGTCCAATAAACCTTGATGCATCTGCCATCGATGGGAATAACTCCTCGCTTCCGTCTTCTGAGATCAACTTTATTGCTTTTTGAGATTTCGCATACAATCCAGCCGATACACCGTGCCTAATATTGTCTGCAAGAGTTAGCCACTCTAAATTAGCCGCAGCGTTGTTCCTGTAGTCTCCATCGATGTGGTTAACTGTCATACCTGGGGAATACCCATCGCACCATGCCATCGCAACCAACCGTGCAACAAGATGGTCTTTGCGCATCCCGCCTTTCCAGAGCGTTACCCTAAAATCACCACGACCGCACGATTTACTGCATTTTGGCCTTAAAATTCGAGATTTCCAGATGCGTGTAGAATATCTGGCGTTAGCGGTAACCTTGTTCGGAGCACTTCGAATATTCCCCAGATTAGAAGCCTGATAAATCCCCTCGTAACCAGGAATGTCCTTCCACATTTCCATATCCGCGCCTCCAATCAAAACGGTAGCGAATCGTCGTCCTCGGAAATCTCCGTGAAGGTCTGCGTGGGCTTCTGTACAGCGTCCTTGCTGCCGCAGAAATGCACCTTGTCGGCAGTCAGCTCCACCACGGAGCGCTTGTTTCCGGTCTTGTCCTCATAGTCCCGGCTGGAGATCTTGCCCTCCACGATGATCTCCTTGCCTTTGGCAAAGTGGGTGCATATCAGCTCTGCCGTTCCCTGCCATGCCACACAGGGGAGGAACAGCTTCGTTTCTCTGTCCTTTACCTTCTCGCTCCACGCCACGCGGAAGCTGCACACCGTTGTCCCGTTCTGCGTGGCTCTGCGTTCGGGGTCAGAGCAAAGCCGCCCCTGCAAAATCATTCTGTTTACCATCTTTTTCCTCCTTACAAATAGCTTTTTCCGAATTCTCGCCGGAAGTCGTCTTCCGTCCACCCCTGCTCCCGCATGGCCTTTAGCTGACCATATCGGCGCAGCAGACGCATTTGATTTCCGTTGCGGTGTACGGATAGGCTCCCATTTCTATGGCACCGATCGCCGCAGAGATACACCACAAGGCCGTATTTCTCGCTTTTGTTTCGGTATGACCCACCGAAGATGTGGTGCCGCTCCAGCGGGTCAATTGCGCCATTTCTGCCACAGAGAAAACACCGTCTATTGTCAGTCACCTTTATCACCCCCCAGCGGCTGGGCTTCTCCCCAGCGAGATTTCAGCGCATCCAGCTCCTGCGGTGTCATAGTCTCGATTCTAGCCTCCCTACAATCGGAAACAATCTGGTCAATCAGTCGTGACATCTGCTCCACATCGTAGGTGCTGGAGCCGTACCAGACAGTCACATTCACACAGCCGGGAATTTTGCTGGGCCCTTGCTCGGCCATCCAGCCCGTTCCCTTGGATTCCCATTTTCGGCAGAACTCGTCCGCCGCCTTTGATACAATGCACAGAACATCGCTTACGCCACCGATGATCTTGATTGCCTCACGATACACATCATTCCTTGGAATCCCATAGTGCGCCGCCAGCTTGTCCAGCAAAACCCACGCATACGCATTTGCGTCAAGGCTCCTGCCCTTGCGCTTGATCTGCGCCACATACTGCTTATCCGGCTGCAGCTCGTCGCACACGGCCATTGCCGCCCGAGGGGACTGCACCCGAAGGCACAGCCACGACCCATCGCTGTCCTGCTGCCACCTGGCGGCAGTCACATCAGCCTGCAGCATTGTCCTGCTCCTTCTTTGCTGCCTTCATGCAGTCGGCGCACATCTGCGCTCCGTAGCGGCCCTTGGAATACTTAACCATATCCTTTACCGTCCACATTTCGCCGTTGCGCTTCCTTACAGACACAATGTCCGATCCGCACCGATCACACACAGGTGCAGCGTTCCGCTCTTTCTCGTCCAGTTCGGCGGAGGAAATCTTGTCCGGGTCTTCTCCGGTTGGAATCGCAAACGTCCGCAGCCACATGTACTTAAAAGCGTATGTCATGGCCTTGCCGCTGCCCTTGTCCTGCGTGTCCGCACCATCGCCGCAGGACGCAATTTCGATGTATTCCTCCGGCTTTTCCAAATTGACCATGCGGTAAATCACATCCACATGGGTGATGTTGCCGGTGCGGTTGGCCGTCTGTGCGATGGGGTATACAACCAGTTTGTGTTTAAGCAGCTCCGCCCGCATGATGGATGTGACTTTCTCCTCGCTCAATGCCTTGTACTTGGTGCTGCCGAACTCTACATGATCGTCCTTTGCAAGATACTGGACATCCTGCATAATCGCAGCGATTTTCTCGTAGATGTTCAAAATTCTTCCTCCTCTTCAATGATTTCCAGCGGGCAGTGCGCACCAATGATTCTTGTGTCTATCAGATACTCGCCCGTTCTCCTGCACTGGTTGCGGGAATATGTTTCCAGCAGAGGGCAGAGGTTACACGCCATATGGCCCTCCGGAAAGTAAATCTCCACGGATGTCTTGATGTACCGAGATACGCCGTTATCGCTCATTCCCACGCCTCCTCGATATACTCCTCATTGTTGCTGACGCACTCGCCACAGAGCCAAAAGCCCTTGTAATGCAATGCACAATCCTCCTGGATCGGCTCCCCGCAGCAGTCGCACACGGGGCGCCGGTCGGTCTGCCTGTCCTGCTCTGCGGCGTAACACTCCGCGTCCCATACCGGGTCAGTTGTCCACATCGGATGCATCCTCCTTTTCCGGCTCCAGCTTCCACACATCCCGTGTGACCTTGGAAACCTGGGGAATATCCCCCGCATACAGGGCGTTCAGGAAATCGTCCTCACTGGTTCCGCACAGTACAACGTGGGGCGCTGTGATGACCTTGTACCCGGAATATACGGTTGCCTTATTGCTGCCGCTAACCAGGTCGCCCACCTCGGTCACATAGCACTCCGACCGCATAGCTACCCGGATGCCGCACCTTTCAGCTACGATGGCGTAGTAATGTCTTTGCATCTTCATTCCTCCCAAATTCTCACTTGCCTGGTCTATCCAGCTTGTCCACCAGCCGCACAAACCAATAGCTGACCGTTGAGACCCCGATGATGACCAGCGTCAATGTGTAAGTATCCATCATGTCCTCCTCTTCGCAAAAATCATTCGTCCACCTCTACGTCCGAGATCCACGCATCCAGCTTCTTTTTGAAAATCTGAAATACCCGGCTGCGGTCGGTGCGGATGCACACGCCGAAGGGGTACACGCCCTGCTCCAGGCCGTCGGCCAGGGTGTCAGAACAAAGGCTCAAGCCTTTATCTCTAAGATACTTCGATGCCTGGTGCAGCGTCATGGTTTCGATCATTTGTCAGCCTCCTTCTTCAACAGCTCGTCCACCGTGCAGCCGTACAGCTCGGCGATCTCCGGCAAGCGGCTGGCTCTCGGTGCCTGCGTGCCGGTCTCCCACATGTAAACCGCCGCATCCGTCACCTTTAGTTTCTCGATTACCTGCTTGACACTCAGACCAGCGGCCAATCGAGCGCTGCGAAAACTCATTCTTTCACCTCCAGTTTGCATTTACTTAGTTTTCGTTGACTGTGGCGGGGGAATTTGTTATACTGCCTTTAGCCCTTGCGGCAAATTTAAGGAGGTGGACTTTTTGACCAACCTTTTGACTTTGCCCGTTCCAGACCGAAGTACCGGCGCAATGCGATAGGGTCAGGCTGCCCCAGAACTGCCAAAGTGAGCGGTGCGTCACAGAAACGGAAGTCCGTTTTTCGTCAGACTGGCATTTCCGAGCCGCAAGAATGACGGCTTGGCCATCGGCTAAGGATTGCCGGTGAACAGTCTGTGCAGCGCACTCTGGTAACAAATCTGGGAGGAAAACGCCCGCAAACGGACTGCGGGTGTTTTTCTTTTCGCCTTTTCCTCCTCTCCACAATCAACAAAAACTAAGTTTTTCTTGACAACTTAGCAAACTGTGGTATTATGGAAGTGCCAACAACCCTTAATATTTTCCGCAGTCCGCTAAGTGCAGGGGGGCTTGGTTTTGTATTGCCTCCCGCCGATTCTTATTATAACTAATTAGAAATTATAAGTCAACCACTTTCTATTAGTTTTTATTAGTTTTGGCGAACTGCACAATATCCACGAGGTGCAAATGGACGCTATAGACAAAATCAACTTTTACTTGAGCAAAAAGGGCAAAAATGGAGCCGATTTAAGCCGCGCATTAGGGCTATCAAATAGCATTTATAGCCAATGGAACACGCGGAAAACTAAGCCGTCAAATGCTCGCCTTCCCGCTATTGCCGAATATCTCGGCGTTTCCGTAGAGGACATTATGCCGGACGATGTAGCCGCCCCCGCAGCTTCGGAGGGCGCAAAAAAAGCCCCCGATCCGGAGATCGAGGGCGGGAGGGAAGCAAAAAAGGCTTTGATGGATGCTCTTAATGATTTGACGGACGAGCAGTGCGAGAAACTGCTGCCGATTATTTTGAGTGCAAAGGCAATACTATGAGATATACTTTTAGACCGTCCAGCCCCAACGACAAGCACTTGGCGGAAGTCGAGCGCCAGCAATGGGAGCGGGAAATGGAAAACAAGAAGGACGATTTCCCCTATATCGCGCTTACAAGAAGTCAATATAAGATCCTGAAGGAATCGCAAAAGGACGCGGTAATTGTAACGGCAGAAAACGAAAATGACATTGCCGTGCTTTGCGATCATCGCTTTGTTTTTATGCTTGCAAAAGATGATAAGCACGGAATCATAGCCAGGCCAAGAGGAAACAATTATGTTGCGTATGCAAAAAAGCAAGGGCAGAAAGAGTGGTCTATCACAGCGAGAGATTGTATTGTCGCAGCAATAGGCGCTCTTTGCGGTTTCCTGCTGAATTGCCTGTTATCCGGCTAATTATTATATTGCCACTGAATATGTAACGCTTCCTTGATGGCTTCTGCCTTTTCGGGGGTAATGTCGGTTTGCTCGTAGTCCTTGCAGGGATTATCTTTTCCGCAGCCGAGGACATACCACCCGCCCCATGTAGTGTAACGCACCACAACATGCTTGCATCCGGCGCAGGCCGCGCTTTTGCACTGGGGCAGTGCCGCATTGTTAATGATTGCGGATCGGAGTGTATCTTCTCTCGCTTCCGCAAGCTCCTCTTTGAGTTTGCGGTTTTCTTCCCGCAGATCATTTAATTCTTTTCGTGCAGTAAACATTGTAACCTCCATAGCACATATTCCGCCTGTGTATCGGTAAGCGTGAGGATTTCTTCTTTGAGCCTTTCCCTTATTATACCACATTTATTTTTCGTTTCACAGCTTACAATTTCCATCTTTATACTTTTCTGCTTCCAATCCACATTATTTCTCCTTTCGGTTTATCTACCTATAGTCAAAATATGGCATTTGTTGCACAGTTTAGGGCAACAATACAAAAAATTTTTTAAGAAGGAGCATAATTAGAAATGGCTAAAAAATCTTCCTTTAAAATACCAGGGCTTTCCTTTAGCTGGAAACGTGCGCTTGGAATTACCAGCGCAAAACGCAAGATTGCAAAAGCAACGGGAATTCCTACAACAAAGGCGGGGCGGCAAAGAAAAGTCGGCAAGCTATTGGGGATTAAGTGAACGCCATAGAAGATTATTTCATATAGTCCCCACCGCCCCCGCACCGGACGGTGGGGATTTTTTTGCCGCCTATCGCCGTCACCGGCTCTTGGCCGCATAACCACGGCATCAGTTTGCTGTTTGGCAAGTCAATACAAAAACCGGATAATATCCGATTAGCCGATAAAAACAAGCGGAGATGTTTGCCCGAAATAGGGCAGGAGGGGAAGAAATGGAAAAAACTTTGCAGGATATTTGCAGAGAGGCAAAAGAGGACCAGCATCTTACCACGCAAGACTTAGCCGATTTAACAGATCTGTCATCGTCCACGATCAGCAATTACTTTTCTGCGTCGTCAAAGGATCCAAGCCTATACAAAATGGGGCTTATATGCGCCGCCCTCGGTGTGTCTATAGATGAGTATTTTGGTATCGTAAAGAGACCAACCACGGAGGAGCAGCTGGCAGAGGCCCACAGAGCAATGGCCGATGCAGATGCAAAGCATAGCGCCGCCTTACGCATTGCGCACTTGGAGGGCGGCATGGAGCAACTGACCGGATCAGTGGCAAAGCACGAAAAAAAGGAGCGCGTATTGCAAATTTGGGTGTATATCCTGGCGTTTTCGCTGTCGATTTCCGTATCCATAATATTTGGATATTTGGCGTTTGACTCAAGCGTCCCGCAAACAGGGCTTATCCGCAACGGGAAGATTACATCACTCGGCTGGATGCTATTTGCGCTGCTTGCGGTAGGCGTCGGGGTAATCATTGCTGCGCTGATAAATGCACTGCGATATTACAGGCGCCATCAAACCGATAAAAATATAGGGCAGGAGGATAAAAATGGGAAAAGCAATGAGGAGGGCCAACGGAACCGGGACGGTGTATAAGCTCGCCGGCCGCCGCCGCAGGCCCTGGGTGGCCGCAAAGCAAAAAATCATTATAGGATATTACCCCACCAAAAAAGATGCTATAGCGGTGCTGGAACGCCTTGCAGGCAAGGATTTAACGGAGCGGTACAACATGACCTTTGCCCAAGTGTTCGACGCTTGGAAAGTGGAGCATTACAAAAAAATAGGGCCAATCGGTATAGAGGGCTATGACGGCGCATTTAAAATTTTTGCGCCTCTGCATGAGCGGAAGTTCCGGGAATTAAAAACCGCAGATTTCCAAGGCGTGCTGGATGCCCATATGCATAAATCCCATAGCACTGTGTCCAAGTATAAGCAGCTCATAACGCAGATGTCCACATGGGCCATGCGCGAGGAGATCATCACAACAAATTTTGCAAAATTCGTCCAGCTCCCCGAAAACACAAAAAAAGAAAAAGAAACATTTACCGATGCTGAAATAAGCAAGCTGGAGGCGGACGGCAGCGACACCGCAAAAATTATCCTTATGCTGATTTACACAGGCATGCGCATAGGGGAGTTGTTTTCCCTCCCGACTAAAGACTATCACAAAGATTATGTGATCGGAGGCGAAAAGACGGAAGCCGGGCGAAACAGGATCATCCCCATCCGCCCCGAAGGGCTCCCATACTTTGCCTACTTTGCAAATAAGGTCACCGGCCCGCTGCTCATATCCGGCTATGCTGGTGAAAAAATCCCAGCAAACTTCCGCCGTCGGGATTATTACCCGCTTTTGGAAAAATTAAAAATCCAGCGCAAAACGCCGCACTCCACCCGGCACACCTATGCGAGCTGGGCGAGAAAAGCGGGGATTGCTCCGGAGACGCTACAGAGGATCCTCGGCCACGCCAACTACTCCACTACCGCAAATATATATGTCCATACGTCAGCGGAGGAATTGGTGCAGGCCGTTAAAAAGGCGAAAATTTGTTAGTAGTTTGTTAGTTACCGACGGGAGCCAAGGCAGGCCTGTGCAAAATTACTCGGCGAAAAGTTGCAAAATCGCAACAAATGCTGTTGTTTTTATTAACTTTTGTGCTTATATATTCAGAACGGGTATATTTGACGTGCATGGGGTCACAGGTTCAAGTCCTGTACCGCGCACCATCGTCAAAAGCCCCGGAATCTCATGGGTTCCGGGGCTTTTCGTCATTTTGCCGAAGTACGCTTTTCTCGGTTTTGGCCAAATGCCTCTAAAAGTTGCAAAAATAGCATTTTCCCCGGGCCCGGCAAAAGCAGTATAGATGCAGAGCGACCTATACATTATATATATTAATGGCTTTTTGGGGAAAAAGATGGGTCGGAGGCGTAAAAAATTTTGGTCATACCATTGATTTATGTAAAAATTCCGTGTAGAATAGGCAGACAAGAAGAATGTTGCCCCGTTATGGCAAAACAGAAAGGGTAAGGAACGGCC